AGAGACTGGAGCGATCCATCAACCCTCCCCGGTCACGGGGATGTGGGTGAGTTTCAAGATAAACTCAAGAAGACTCACCCAGGATGGAATGATGTCTTGAGAAAGGCATCAAAAGCTCCAGGATCAACTGTACGCCCCTACTAGTCTTTTCTATGCCCGCAAAAAGGAAGAATCAATCACCAGTTCCTTTTGGAATGTCTAATAAACAAATGAAAAGAAAGAAACCAATCAACACGGATTTGATGAAAACCATCGAACCGTTAACCGAAAACCAGCAAGAACTATTCCGCTGTTATAAGAACGATCAAAATATCGTTGCTTATGGTGCAGCAGGAACAGGAAAGACGTTTATCACGCTCTACAATGCTCTGAGAGATGTTCTTGATACCCGAACACCCTATGAGAAGATCTACATCGTTAGATCGCTTGTAGCAACCAGAGAGATCGGTTTCCTTCCAGGGGATCACGAGGATAAGTCCTCACTTTACCAGATTCCATATAAGAATATGGTAAAGTATATGTTTGAACTTCCTACAGAAGCAGACTTTGAGATGCTGTATGGCAACCTCAAAACTCAAGGAACTGTAAGTTTCTGGTCTACTTCTTTTATTCGTGGTACAACCCTTGATAATGCAATCATCATTGTTGATGAATTCCAGAACTTGAACTTCCACGAACTGGATAGTATAATTACAAGGATTGGTGAGAACAGTAAGATTATGTTCTGCGGTGACGCAACACAATCTGACCTTGTTAAAACCGCAGAGAAAAATGGTATTGCTGACTTCATGAGAATTCTGAGAACAATGCCTTCTATGGATATCATCGAATTTGGTGTTGATGATATTGTTCGCTCAGGTCTCTGTAAAGAATACTTAGTAGCAAAAATGGAATTGAATTTATGATTTTTGAGCATTGTAATTATCTCGGTGACCTCGAACTAAACAAGAAAGAAACCAAAGGCATCCGTCTCTATAACCTTCCCAATGGAGACTGGGTGCCTTCTATTACGTCTGTAACTTCTTTCTATAACCGACAGATCTTTGCTGACTGGCGTAAGCGAGTTGGTGTTGAGGAAGCAAATCGCATTACGAAAAAGGCAACGTCGCGTGGTACAGACTTCCATGCGGCGACTGAACTTTATATGTTGAATAAAGAAATCAACTGGGATGATTTCAAACCTCTGACAAAGTTCATGTTCCATCATGCTAAACCATATCTTGACAAGATAAATAATGTACATGCTATCGAAAGAACTCTGTATTCAGAGTATCTTGGATTGGCAGGAAGAGTAGACTGCATTGCTGAGTACGAAGGAGAACTCGCAGTCATTGACTTTAAGACATCAGAAAAGATCAAACCAGAAAAGTGGTTAGAAAACTACTTTGTCCAAGAGATGTTTTATGCGTCTGCTTACTATGAACTAACTGGTATCTCCGTCAAAAAACTAATCACTATCATGGTTACTCCTGGTGGTGAGGTCAAAGTATTTGACAAAAGAAACAAAGGCGATTATATTAAGCTGCTAGTTAGATACATTAAAGAATTTGTACATCACAATACTGGGTCAGCGGATGGAGAATGAACTAGAAAAAGCACTAGAGAATAAATTCTTTTGCCCTGCCCGATTTACGCAAGAGATTGAAAGTCTCGTCCTTGAGGGTAAGATGAAATATATTGATGCTATCATTCACTTCTGTGAAAAAAATGGTATTGATGTAGAGTTTGTTCCTAAACTAATTACTAAACCTTTGAAAGAGAAGGTAAAGTATGAAGCAATGGAACTTAATTTTCTGAAGAAAAGTTCGAGAGCAAAACTACCTTTGTAACTTTTATATTTTTCGTGATGCCGTTTGACTGCTATAAATGCTACCTCTCTTTGAAGAATCACTTTACTAAAGAGAAGTATGATTACCACAAGTATTGTGGAAAGAGTCGTGCGACCGTACAATCTTTCTACAAGCGGAAAGATCGTTTCTGGTTTGAGAAACTAGCACGAAACAAAGATGATAAAGAAGTAATTGAGTTCTTTGTATCTAACTTTATTACTTGTACCGATCCAAGTAATCTTTGGATCGGTGAAATGATGAGAGAGGGTGAAGGTCGGTATACCGCATGGAAGAAAAGAACTCAGTCACTCTCATATCTTTTCAAAGAAGAGACGGAGAAAGTCTTTTCAGATGGTAACTTTGATGCTATGTTTTCTATAGATGGATCTCGTCATCCAGAAATCCTCAAGACATATCTGAGAGGTGAAGTGTCTATTGAGACGATGGTCATTCTTGATAAGATACTTGGATTCAGACAAGACTTTGATAAGCATCTGTCTGATCCAGTGTGGGAAACCGTAAGTATGAGAATTAAAAAGTATTCTCCCTTTCTAAATATTGATGTATTTCGTTACAAGAAAATCGTGAAGGAGATTGTTTTAGGAAAATGAGTTTTTTTGATTCGGAAGTCGTCCGTGCAGAGATGACAGAAATAAGTGAACTCCAAGATGATGTATATCGTAATGTGTTTAACTTTCCTAGAATGAGTTCGGAAGAGAAACTGTTTCATGTTAGTCTTCTAGAAAGACTGATTGAAAAGCAAAAGGTTCTCTATACTCGTTTGAGTTTATCAGACGACCCCGACGCTAAAAAGATGAAGCAGAATATTCTAGATTCTGCTACGATGATGGGTCTCCCACCAGGCACTGACATGAATCAGGTTTTTTCCAACATGTCCAAGATGCTAGATGTCATGAAACAACAGATTGACAAGGAGGAGTAATCCTCCTATAATAACGAAGTTCACACAAGCCAAATCCAAATAATCCAACAAATCCTATGTCTTTCGCAAATCTTAAAAAGCAATCCTCTCTTGGTTCTCTCACTGCTAAGTTGGTTAAAGAAGTTGAAAAAATGAGTACAACTTCTGGCGGTGGAGATGACCGTCTGTGGAAACCTGAAATGGACAAGACTGGTAATGGATATGCAGTTATCCGTTTCCTCCCCGCACCTGAAGGAGAAGAACTCCCTTGGGCAAAGATGTACTCCCATGCCTTCCAAGGTCCTGGTGGTTGGTACATCGAGAACTCTCTGACTACTCTTGGTCAGAAAGACCCTGTGTCTGAGCACAACCGTGAACTGTGGAATAGTGGTCTTGATTCTGATAAGGATACTGTCCGTAAGCAGAAACGCAAACTGTCCTACTATGCCAACATCTATGTTGTGCAGGACAAAGCAAACCCTCAGAACGAAGGTCAAGTCTTCCTGTATAAGTTCGGCAAGAAGATCTTTGACAAGATCATGGAAGCAATGCAACCTGAGTATGAGGATGAGACTCCCATCAATCCCTTTGATTTTTGGCCGGGCGCTAACTTCAAACTGAAACTGAAGAAAGTTGCAGGTTACTGGAACTACGATTCTTCTGAGTTTGCAGCACCTTCTCCTCTGCTGGACGATGACGATGCACTGGAAGCAGTGTGGAAGAAGCAGTATTCTCTGACTGCTCTGACTGCTGCTGATCAGTTCAAGTCCTATGAGGATCTTGAGAAGCGTCTGAAGATGGTTCTTGGTGCCAAACCTGCTCCCCGTCGTTTCGATGAGGAACTGGAAGATGAGAGTGAAGGTCGTGGATCTTTCACTCCTAACTTTGAGTCAAGCAAACCTCCTGCTGACTTCAATGCACCTGACATCACTCCTACTAAGTCTGCGGACTCAGATGAAGATGATGCTCTGTCCTACTTCCAGAAACTTGCTGAGGAATGAGATGGACTTATGAGCGAGCATGTCTCACTCTTCTTGTGATTGCTACTTATTACAGTCTACTGTTTAAGTAAAAAGTCTAATATTATCCGCAGTCTTTAAGGTTTCACTCTTATATTGAGTGGAACCTTTTTTATATTGCATCATTTCTTCTAAGTCATCTTTGACTACATTGAGGAATCTTGGTTTCAATAAGAAAATATTTCTTCTATCGTCTTGTAATCTTTGTTCGTACATATAGTTTGTCACTTCTTGAACTGGAGAATTTACAGTAGTCATCCCCTCTATCTGTTCATCAAAAAATGTTATTGAATAGTTAGAGTCAACTTCTAATCTAGCAGGAAGAATTACTACACCACTTGCGTTTTTAACTTCTGTTGTTTCATAATGATGAGTTGCATTAATATTTTCATATGTTCCATATTTTTCTAGTAAGTAGTTCTCAAAATTTATTTGAGTCATAGGCCATTCATCATATACATTGATAATGTTATTACATGTCAAGACTAACCAATCCAAATTAGCATCTCCATAGACTTCAAATGCAACATTATCTGGTCTATCATCACCTTTAATCTTGTACTTTGTAAATAAAGAAGCTTCTGCGAAAATATCTTCTCTGAGTTTTCCTCTCATGAAAAGATTTTTTACAGTAATATAATCAGATATCCTGGAGTCAGGAAGTCTGCTGACGTATTCAAAATCTGGTAGTTGACTGAAGTAATTTGACATTTTAGAAACCTATTTTGTCGTCTAAATCTGATCCACCACCCCCATAATCATCATTAAAGACGGGTTCAAGTTCGCTAAATCCCATTGTGATTTCATAGGATACCATTGTACCGTCTTGATATGTTGCATAGTTCCCTGTTGGTGTATAATTTACTCCAAAGGATTGAAGAGCGCACTCTTTGAACATATTCAACTTGAAATGTAAACCATTCTTCTCATCACCTCTATGTAGATAACGAAGTTGAAAAGTATGTGGAGTTTTCAAGAAGAGATTTGATTTACTTCTTATTGGTGCCATTCCTTGCTTGAAGAATCTAATGATTGAGACGATATTCTTTGCTTCAGTTTCATCTCTAGGAGATAAAGTAAATTTAAATGAGAATGGTCTCAGTTGAGGACCCTTGAATAATAATTCCATGTTGGGGTTCATCACCATTCCTGTGGTTCTCGCTAACAACTGCTGACCCTCAACACCTGCTGCTGCAGCAGCAAAAGCATTTACGGTAGCCGTTTTGACAGCCTTGCCTTGCCTTCTGAGAAATTCAAGATAACCACCAGCAGTATCTGCAAATGCTTGACCTGCATTGCCACCTTTTGCCGCTTCAGCTAGTGTAGATACTGCCAGGTCTGCTTTAAAAATATCCATGGCAGTCATTGATTGCGATCCCCAATCAGTCTGATTTTGATCTGAGATACCAGATGGAATAGGAAGAGTTACTGAACCAATTGATCTACTACGGAAATCTTGTCTGCCTGCATTACTGAATCCAAGTTTTCCTGAACCAGCATTAATGAATTGTTGAGGCATGTACTCCATCATGTCAAATCGGATAACATCTTGTTTTGATTTTCCGAGACCTGTTGGGTGGACTAATGTTGGAAATTGTGTTCTAGTTCCTTCAGAAGACTCTTCAGTAGCATTGGATAAATTACCTGTAGTATCACCTGCTGCTGGTCTAGTATCAGTGTTGTCATTATCATTAGTTGCCGTATTTGGTTCTCCTTTAGCCCTATAATATTCCTCATTTTCTTGAGACGTTGTAACGAATTGTCCTCTCATAGATTCCATTTGATTCTTTGAGGCTTCGTTTAGTCTTCCCTCATTTTGCTTTACTTTATTGGAGGCTAGTTTATTAAATTTCCATTTATTTACACTCTCTCTTGTTGCAATTACTGTTGCACCCTGTCCTTGAGCATTGCTATACTGCAACATATCAACAGAGTAAGTTCCATTTGCTAACTTCGTTGTTCTGGTAGCAGTATAGATTGTTTCTTTATTTCTTCCTGACCCTATAGTTACAGGACTTATCTTACTCGTTAGAACAGTATTCGGTTCGGCCATTACGGATGGTTTTTATTTATTTAGTACGAATTTTCCATATCGTAATGAAAGCAAGTCATCAAGTTCATCTGGACGTACAATATAAACCTGAGTTCCTAATTCTTGCCAAGTATATTGTCTATAATCTCTATAGTGAAAGTTGAATCCACTAAATCCCCAGTTGTATAAGTTAGTCACTGCGACTAATGGGTGTTGATCATATTCGATGTTAGGTGTCTTTGCAAAGTATTTGAATGTGCAGATCTTTCCTTCTTCAGGTATGGGTGTTACCGTATCATTCAGTGCATACATGATCAATTCCATTCTATCGTCAACGTTAGTTTCTGATTGAATGTCTTGTCTTACTGGTTCGATACGGTTCATTTGATACCAAAAAGTTCGTCTTCTGTGATGATCTTAAATTCAATTCTTCTATCTTCACAAAATTCAACTGCTGCTTTCCACTTTGCCTTATTTACTTCCCAAGTTTTACATTCATAAATGTAAGACTTTGTAACTCTCTGTTTCTTTTTTGGTGGTTTTGTTTGTTTCTTTGGTTTCACTTCAATGACATAAGTTTTTATTTCACCAGTGCTCTCTCTTACTCTTATAATGAAGTCTGGGTAGTATTTGTGAACTCTACGATCAAGGGGAGAGACATAAGGTATATGAAATTCTTCACTACCCCACTGAAGAATATTCTCATTTAGATCACACCAACGACAAAACTTACGTTCCCAACTGCTTCGGCATATAATATTGTTAGGATCGCCCTTATATTTCTTAGGAAATGACGGTCTGTATTTGCTCTTGATACTTTCTGCCATACATAATATATAAGGTAAAAACTATTTATAAATGCCTAGTAACAGAACGATTGCACAAATTAAATCGGGATTATTACGACCAGCATTGACATCTCACTTTGAGGTGCAGATTCCTATAGGGTCTGGTAATCTTAATACTTTGTTAAAAGGTATTATTCCAGACACTGTATCTCAAGATGTATTGAATATATCATGTTCTGAGGCATCTCTTCCTGGTTCTTCTATTGCAACTTTTGAACTTCAGAATGATTTTACTGGTGTAACCGAAAGGTTTGCACATAGAAGAATGTATGATGATAGGATAGATTTTACATTCTATGTGGATGCGGAGAAGTATACTCCCATTAGATTTTTTGAAAGGTGGATGAGATACGTAACGGGTGAGTCTGGACCTAGGACTGATGGTTCAACAATAGAATTAAATAATGTCAATTATCATTATAGAATGAATTTTCCGAAAGAATATAGATGTGAGAGAGGACTTAAGATAATAAAATTTGAAAGAGACTATAAAACAACACTCCCACAACACGGACATTCTTCTTTAGAGTATGAATTCATAGGTGCATATCCGATTTCTGTGTCATCAATGCCAGTGAGTTATGACTCATCCAGTCTCTTGAAGTGTAGCGTCTCCATGACATATTTGAGATATGTTATTACAGAAGTTACTCAAGAAAGACAACAGTCATCGTTAAGTACTTCTCCCCAAAAACCAAACGTAGAACCCAAAAAGGACGTACCAGAACCTATAAAGAAATCTTCTAAGGTTGTTGCTCAACTAGAAGATGGATCTACATATGGTTCAGGATCCATTGCGGGTACTAGAGATTCTGCTACAGGAGAACTAATTAATGGTAAAACTGAGAATAGACCTCTCTTAACTACAAGACAAGCACTTGGATTAGATCCAATATAACCCAATAAATAATCACACTGAAATATTAACTATAGGTCATTATGCCTTTACCAAAGATTGCTACACCCAAGTATGATCTTGAATTGCCATCAACTGGCGAAACAATTCAATACAGACCTTTCCTAGTCAAGGAAGAGAAACTTCTTGTTCTTGCAATGGAGAGTGAGGATACAAAACAAATTACAACAGCAATTAAATCTGTTCTGAAAAACTGTATTCAGACAAAGGGAATTAAGGTAGAACAACTTCCTACATTTGATATTGAATATCTCTTTCTCAACATTCGTGGAAAGTCTGTTGGGGAAGAAGTTGAAGTCAATTTGATTTCTCCTGATGATGGTGTGACTGAAGTCAAAGTCACAATCGGATTGGATGATATCAAGGTAGCAAAGAATGATGATCACACTCGTCAGATCAAACTTGATGATACCTTGATGATGGAAATGAAGTATCCTTCACTAGATCAGTTCATTTCAAATAACTTTGACTTTAATGAAAAGAATCAACTGGAACAATCATTTGATTTGATTGCATCTTGTGTTGATAAAATCTACAGCGAAGAAGAAGTGTGGGCAGCTGCGGATTGTACCAAGAAAGAAATTAAAGAATTCCTTGAGCAAATGAATTCTACTCAGTTTAAGGAAATTGAAACTTTCTTTGAGACTATGCCAAAACTTTCACATACCGTGAAGTTTGTGAATCCAAATACTGAAAAGGAAAACGAAGTCCTTCTGGAGGGACTGGCAAGTTTTTTCGCCTAGGCATGATCCACATGGATCTTGAGGCTTATTTTAGACTCAACTTTGCCTTGATACAGTACCATAAATATTCATTAACTGAGATTGAAAACATGATGCCTTGGGAACGGGACATCTATGTTGAACTCCTAAAGCAACATCTCAAGGAAGAGCAAGAAAAACAAGAGCAGCGGCAACGAAAGTATGGCGGCTAAGACCACTGATCCTATTGATATCCTCCTTGAGATGGGTATTGACCTCGACAATCTGTCGGAGGAAGAGGATTATCTTAGTGCCTTAATGGAGGCAGCAAATACATTAACAATTAAGGATGCTACTGATCCCCGCATCGCACCTCTTCAACAAGAGATATTAAAGTTAAGAAAGAAAAGATTTAATAAAGCAAGACCAGAAGCAAAGAAGACAACAATAAAACCAGATGCTTTCTTTGATAGAAAGTCCGATGAAAAAAAATCTGGAACGATAGACCCCTCCAAACTTAAGTTTGATTCGGTTGAGTTTTCTCCAAAACAAAAGGCACTTCCTACCAGTGCAATAACTCCTTATCAACCTTATCAAGCACCTGAAGAAGAGGAAGGTGTAAAGAAAAAACGCACACCAAGAAAGAGTGATCCCTTAAAAGATATTTTAAAGGGTGTCAATTCTATTATAGAAATTTTAAAGAGACAACAAAAACTTTCTGCAAAGCAGGCAGAGAAAGATAGAAAACGTGCGGAAAAACAAAAGAGAGAAGGTGCAGAAGATAAATTAGAAGATTCTGGTATTAAAAAATTTGCATCTGGTGTTAATAAAATTATTAAACCAGTCAAAGGATTACTTGATGGAGTATTTGACTTTATTAAAAATGTTCTGATTGGCACTATATTAGTTAAAATTATTAACTGGTTTACTGATCCAGAGAATGAAAAAAAGATAGAAGCAATTGGAGAATTTTTTAAAGCAACTTGGCCTGCTATACTTGCGACATTTATAGCATTCAAACTACGACTTGGTGGATTCATAGTTAGTCTACTTGGTTTAGTTGGTAAATTTGTTCCAAAACTTTTGGGATTGATTCCAAAAATGTTGAGTGGATTGAAAACTTTAGCGATGGGTAATCCACTGGCAACTGCTGCTGTTGCTGTGGTTGCTGGAACTGCTATAGCAGCAGTCGCAGCAAATCAAAAAGGAACAGCAGTAATTGAAGATCCAGAAGATCCAGATAAATCGCAAGCAGATGAGATTAGAGAATTTGGTGGGATGACTGGTGCTCCTATGAGTGCCGATATGTTAGGATTTAGTAGTAGTGGTCAAGTTCCTGGTAGCGGACCAAACAGAGACACCGTACCTGCTATGTTGGCACCTGGCGAATTTGTCGTAAGCAGAGGTGCAGTTCAGAAGTATGGAGCAGATACGTTTGCTGCAATGAATGCTGCTGGTGGTGGCACGAACTTACCTAAGAGAATGAATGGTGTCACCTATGCCGTAGGTGGTGGACTGATGGGAGATTACGATCTTGGCGAAGATAAGAGAGAGAAGCAGTCCGCCCAAGTTGAAAAAGAGATGAAAGATAGGGAAAAGAAAAATCCCATAGGTGATTTTTTCGGTGGAATTGGTAAAGCACTTGGATTTGGTGGTGATGATAAAGAAACTCCAAGAAAAGGCAAATCTGAAGAAGAGTCATCTAGTAGCACTCTGAGTGAAACTCAACAGAAAGCACTTCAAGTTCTTGCAAAGTATGAATCTGGAGCAGCAGGATACGATGCTGTTAATCAGATTGGAACGAAAGGTGGTAGAGGTGTTGAGGGATTCTCTGGTGATATTAAGAAAATGCCTCAACATGAAGGCAGATCACTGACAGATTTTACTATCGCTGAAATCAAACAATTGCAGCATGATGATGGATCAATGTCCAATTCTGAATGGATAAAGGCAGGAAAACTTCATGCCGTTGGTGCATATCAGTTCATTGGTAATACTCTTCCTGGAGTTGCATCCCGTGCTGGTATTCCTGATAATGCTAAGTTTACTCCTGCAGTTCAAGATTTGATGGCACTTCAGTTAATGAAGGAGAGAGGAATTTCTCCATGGGTTGGTCCAAGTGATAAAGCAACTGCTTCTGAAAGAGCAATTATTGAGCAAGCAAGATTAGAACCAATCGCATATGATAAGACCTCTGGTGGCGGAGCTGTCACTGCGTTTGGTGGTGGAGGATCATCATATACACCTCCTGGTGGTGGAGGACCTAGTAGAGTTTCGCCATCTGGAACTACAATAGCATCGTTGTCAAATTATAAGGTTGGAAGTGGAATTGCATTGCTGACGGGCGGTAAGACAGCAACTGCTGGTGGTTCTCCATCTGGAACAACAATTGCATCATTAACTGGTAGCAAACCATTTAAAGCACCTCCTGGACCTCCACCAACCTCTCCTCCTCCTACTGGTGGTACTGGTTCAACTCCTGGAGGATCTCAACAGGGATCCACTGGCAATAGTGCTTCCAAGATGAAAAACAATGCAAATAATTTCCCAGAAATCGATGCAAATGCAATGATTTCCATGGAAAAAGTCAAAGTCTTAGGTCTGACATTAGCATAATATGGCACTACCAGCATTACTAGGAGCAGGACTAAAATCAATGGGTGGGGGCCTTGTAAAGGGTGCTGCAAAAGGTGCTGCCACAAATTTCATCAAAGGTAAGAAGACCAAAGTAAAACCAGAAGCAGTAAGGGGTGAGGGAGAAGAAGAGAAAAAACCTGGAGCACTAGCAATTCGCCCCAAGACATCAATAGTTCCAGGTGCCCTTGCTCCTATACCTACACCAATACAAGAACCAACTTCATCTGAACCTGCTGGTGAGAAGACAGAGCAGGATACTATTCTCATCATAAAAGAAAAAGTAATTCAGATTCAAAATATTCTGAAAGGAACTCTTGCTGCGGAGAAAGCAAGATCTAAAGCAGAAAGAAGAGGACTTGAGAAACAGAAGAGAAAGAAACAAGAAACTGCTTTAGAAAAATCTGTACCGAATAAAGATAAGAAGGCTGGAAAGAAATTTGATGTTCCTGGGAAGGGATTACTCTCTGGTGTTTTTGATTTCTTCAAAAATCTTTTCTTGGGTTGGTTGTTGATAAAACTTATTGACACTAAATTACCAGGCGGTCAAAGTCTTCTTGCATTTATTGGTGGCAGTATTAATTTTATAACCGATCTTGTACTTGGAGTTCTTGATGCATTTGGTTCTTTCTTATTGGTAGGAAAAAATGCTCTTGATAGTTCTAAAGAATGGTTAAAAGAAAATCGTGGTGATGAAGCAGAAAATAGATTTAATCAACTAATTGGAGGATTAACAAATCTATTCAATGCTGCTTTTATTGTTGGTTCAGTTTTTGCTACTCTTGGTATTGGCGGTAAAGGTAAAGGACCTACAAAAGATAAACTAACTAAGTCGCAAATAGCAAAGAATCAAAAGAAATTAGCAAAAGGAACAAGTAAAAAAGCAATAGAAAGATATACTAAAAGATATGGAGCAGAAGCAGCAAAAAATAAATTTGGTTCGGCAGGACAAGCAGCAGCTAATCGTCTTGGATTTGGTAAAAGTCAAATAATAAAAGGTGGTCTTGGTAGATCAACCACAAGACTTGTAGGTAAAACACTTGGACCACAAGCAATGAAGGCTGTTGGTCCTGTAATCAAAAAGATTGGAGCAGGATTCTCAAGAGTTCCAATCGTAGGTTCTCTCATCGTCGCAGTATCATCTCTACTTGCTGGAGAACCATTAGGTCAAGCAGCATTCAAGGGTCTTGGTTCTGCAATCGGTGGATTTGCAGGTAGTTTTATACCCATTCCACCACCTATTGGAACTCTTATTGGAAGCACTATTGGCACATTCATCGGTGATGTTTTATATTCATTGATTTTAAAAGGAGACGCAAAAGAAGCAGGAGAAAAATTCAAGAAAGGAATTACTGATGCTTTAAAGACTATGTTTGATCTTGGCGGACTTGCTGCCAACTTTGTGAAAGATGGATTTGGAAGATTGATTAAGAATTTCCCAACAATTGATGTTCCAAAATGGATTCCCTTCCTTCGGGAGGGGTTGGGGAGAATTGCTGGACTATTAGGCGTGAAAGATGATAGTAAGTTTATGGAAGATGGAAAGATTGTAAAACTTCCAAACCTAACATTACTTACTCCACCTGGATTACCATTCTTAGTGCCACATATAGCAGCATCATTCTTACCTGGCATTTTTGGAGAGGGTGGAGTTGTAAATAAAATTTTTGGTAAAGGAGGCACTGCATGGGGAGGAACTGAAACCTCTGCCAGTTCTAGTTCAACTGGTCCTGTTAAGACTGGAGATCTTGATCCTAATAGCGGAGCATCTAATGTATCAGGAGAGGCAGGTAAGTTCATCGAACAGAATCTTGAGTCTGCTGCTGTTGCTGCTGATGGATATGGAGATTACAACAGAATTACAGAACACCCAGACTTTGGTGGGGTAAGAGGAAGACACGCTACTGGTTCATATCACTATAGTGGTAGAGCGATTGATATTGGTGCATTTACACATGAACAAGGTCCGATTGTTGATGTCATCAATCAGTTTAATAAGAAGAGGGGAGTTCAACCTGCTGAGTTAATTACTGGTGCCTCATTCCCAGGAACAACAATGGTTGATCCTGGTGGTCATGGGGATCATGTTCATGTTGCATATGGTCTTGGTGGTCTTGTTAAGGGTATCACTCATGCAATGTTGGGCGAAAAGGGAGAAGAATTCGTTGTTGATAATGATTCTTATACTGCTATTGAGAGCACGTTCCCTGGATTATTTGATGCAATAAACAAAGCAAAAGGTCCTGCTGCTGTAGAGGCACTCATGGCATATACTGATTATGAGAAACCACCAGAACCTCAAATGCAAATGGCAGGTGCTGGATCTGCTCCTGGTTATTCTGGTGGCGATGAAGGTGGATCTACGGTAGACACTTTAACACCGCCACCTTCAGGAGGAGGTTCATCGCACAAAGATATTCTTTATAAATTTGGGTAAATAGATATAGGGGAAAATACCAATGGCAGATACAAAGAAATTTCAAGGACAGAATGCAGGATCTTGTAAAATAGAACTTGCAACCATAACTGACAAAAAAGATCCTAGTCGCCAAGTAAGTGTTGCTGGTGGTTTTGTTGAGATGAGATACTATGAAAGTATCTTACAGGATGGAATCCAGGCATCATTTATGTTTGCTGATTCGGGTAATTCAATTGATGGGAAGACTGTAAGTGAGGGTCTTCCTTTGAATGGAGGAGAAACTTTTACATTTTCTGCCAAAGATAATAATGAAAAATCATTGAAATTTGAGATGATAGTTGGTAAGGATACGAATATATCATCAGAAACTACTAAGTCTCTTGTAATTCTGCCCCTATCATCTAAAGCATTTGCTATTAATGATACTAAGAATGTTAGAAAGTTTTTCCCAAAACAAAAGATTTCCGATCATGTAAAAACTCTGATGACGGATTTCTTAGAAACAGACAAAACATTAGATGTTGAGGACACAAGTAACTCTCTAAAAGAATATGGATTGAATAGAAAACCATATTACATGCTCAATACTTTTGCCAAGAAAGCACAACCATCTGGTGGAGAAGGTCAGACAGCAGGATATTTTTTCTTTGAAACTTCAGAGAAGATGATCTTCAAATCCATTGATAGTTTCTTTGATGAAGATAAAAATCCCAGGAAGAGATCAATTATCTACAACCAAGGACCAGAGAAGAATCAAGTTCCTGAAGGTTATGACTATAAAGCATTAACATATGACAGAGAGAGTGCTAGTAAATTAGAGATGTCAAAGATGGGAGCATTTGCGACTGCTTCTATAACATTCGACCCAATCAATTTTAATTTTAAGAGAACTATTTTATCTACGATAGAAGATATAGCAGAGACTGTTGATGACGCAATTGAACCATTGACGACCGCAGCAAAAGAACTGGCGACTTTTAATCCATCGTTGATAAGAGAATTTTCAAGAACTACAATGAATTTTCTTGATACCGGAGCCTTTGCTGAAACTGTTAATGAATCTAAAGAAAATAACTTTGACTTTGGTGCTATTTACAACCAGTCAATTATGAGATATAATCAGGTTTTCGCATCTAAAGTTAATATTTTAATCCAGGGAGACTTTGAGTTACATGCTGGTGATATGATATTCTTTGATGCTCCGTCACCAGAACAAGACACAAAGAACGACGAGATTGACAAGCAGGCTGGGGGTCTATATATTATAGCAAGTCTATGTCATCAAATAACACCCGATAAGACTCTAACAAAACTTTGTTTAATAAGAGACTCTTTCGGGAGACAAGGAAACCACGCAAAGAGGTAACAGTACATGGAAAGCATCGAAAAGCACATTGAGAAAGATAAGCAGATTTTGCAGGATCCCACAGTTTCACCACAGCAGCGTCGTCATGTGGAGGAAGAATTACATGAATTAGAAGTGTATGTAGAAAATCATAAAGAAGAAATTGAAGCAGGAGACCATCACGATCCCTCTCCATTAGAACTTTACTGTGAGATGGAACCAGGTGCTCCTGAGTGTAAAACGCATGACAACTGATTAATATGGCACAAGACGGGGGAGCATTATTTGATTCTGGTTTACTAGGATCCAGTTTTCACTGGTGGATCGGTCAGATTGCTGACGATTCCGTCTGGAGAGAAAATATTATTGCTGCTCCCCACGCAAGTGAAGGAGAAAACATAGGCTGGGGTAGAAGGTACAAGGTAAGAATTCTTGGTCTTCATGATCAAGGTGAAACTGAAATACCTTCTAAAGACTTGCCCTGGGCTAATGTGATGATGCCCGTAACATCGGGAGGAAGTCTTAGTAACAGTGGTCAGACACCAGCACTCCGTCAAGGAAACATGGTGTTTGGTTTCTTCATGGATGGATCGGCAATGACCGTTCCAGTCATTATGGGAGTTATGTCAAATAACGCTCAGAATGAACCTGCACTGACTGTTGGTGATAATAGAGTCACCAACAAACAACCAGGATCTTTGGCAGTCAGTGGATATGCTGATGGACAAGTACCCAAGGATCCAAAGACTGGAGAAAAACCAACTCCCCCTGATGGTGATATAAAATCAGAGCACCCCAACTCATCACCTGCTGCACAACAAGTACCGGCAAATGTAAAACTGAATAAGTTTGGATTAAGACCAGACCAACCATTGTCATCAGTCCCTGGAGGATTACAAGCAGCACAGGCAGCAAGAGAAAAAGCAAGATCACAAGGTAAGTCAGTTCAGGAAGTAGAAAATGCTGCAATGGCAGCAGTAGCAAACCTTGTAGCTAATAGAGAAGCACAACAGACAGCACCCACTGCTCCATTCAAAAAAGGAGCACAAAGAGAAAGTCCTGATGTTCAACACATTAGTGCTGGTGATGTAAAAGAACAGGACTTGGCAGAGGAAAAAACTGTCATGCCTATCCCCGATGATCCTGTTGGGTCTGCATTAAAGGCAATTCAGACCATCATTGACAATATCGCTCAAAAGATGGATAAGTATTTGAATGCTATCCAGAGTTATATTGATACTGTATCAAGCACCATGCCAGACGGTGGTCTTGAAGACATGATCTGCAAGGGTGCGATGCAGGCAGCAAAATACATGAAGGTGTTGATGGATAAGATAATGGAATTTGTTCTGAAGCAACTTAATGTTGTTATGACTAAAGTTGTTGCTTCATTGCCATCTTCTTTTAGAAATCAAATGGGTGATCTGAAAGAGAAATTGAACGAAATGATTCTGGGAATGTACAACCAAATGATCGCAGGACTTGGTGATCAATTATGTGCTACCTTAATGGATGCATTGCAACCTGCTGCAAGAGAGCAAGAAGCAAAAGAATTTGCAGAACAACAAGGTTCGGGTAGTGGTCAGAGTGGTATTGACCCAGACACTGGAAATGCTACTGGTATTGGAAATCCCAGTAGCAGAGGAAAATTTAGAACTGCTCCAAAAGTTCCAATGTGTTATGCCGAAAGTGTGGCATCAACTGTAATATCTAAAAACAAAGAACAGATAGAAGAAGCAAATACTAATGTTGTTCGTAGTTTAAATTCATATCTTGATGGAGTTCAGGCGGAAATGGATAGTGTTGCCAGTACTTTGAGTGCTGGAAAAGAATTGATGAGTACTGGATTAGGCGATGCATTTGGTGATTTTGGAGCAAATGCAGACATTGTAACTGGTGGTATGGATGGAGCAATATCAATGATTCCTGATATTGCTGGTGGACTTGGTGCTGCTCTTGACTTTGCTAATATTGTAGCAAATGTTTTTGCTGGAGAACTACCACCGAAGCAAGCAATCAATGATTACTATCAACTTGCCACTGGTGGATCAGGAGCAGCTTCTGGTGAACTTCCTAGTGTTGAATCTGTTGGTAACTCTGTTGCCGTAAGTGGTTCAGATAGGAATAATATCATGACTACACCAACACCTCCGCCAGATTATGCTACTCCAAGAAAAGATGAACCAGATGTTGATCTTGATCCTGGGTATGATGATGCTACCTATAACCCAAGTGATTACTTACAAATAGCTTAATAAATATTCGTATATGACATCGGCAGAAGCAGTATAAGATGGCAGGATCCAAGTCCGACAGAAAAATCAATGCAAAATTTGATATCTTCGCGAGTAACGAAGATGCAAATGATTCTGTTCGTGTTGGATACATTGATCCAAGAAGAGGATACATAAGCGGACTTTCTGTATATGAGGCAAATAAGTATGCGGAAACAAATCCTGGTACGCAATTTATCATACAGAACAGAGATAAAGTAAGATATCTCAATATCAATGAAGTTAATAAATTAAAAAATAAAGATACCTTACCATCAGCTAATCCATCAGGTCTTGTAGATGAAAATTTAGAATTTGACCCTTGTAATACGGTAAAAGGATTTAGAACTGCAAAAGAAGGAACTGGATCTACAAAATACGCTAGTGGTCCTGATGGAGAAGAACCAAAAATCCCAAATCCTGGAGATGATAATCAACTCTCTACTGACGGTGCTACACCATCTGAGACTTCAGAAGCAAATTACAAAAGATACGGATCAGAACTTGATAAATGTAGAACAAGAATAGAACTCCAAGGTGGTGGTGGAGTCGGTGCTGTTGCGACTCCAGTTGTTGGTCTTGATGGTGCCATTCTTCATGTTCGTGTGATTCATGGTGGGTTTGGGTATAAGATTCCACCACAAGTTCGTATCATTGATGATTGTAAAAGAGGGTCTGGTGCTAGAGCAAAATCCATATTAGGAAGTACTAAATTTGTAACAGAAAATTTTGATGATGAAGCAGATGTAGAAGAGTATGATTTCAAGTTGGGTCAATATGGTTATGATGCCAATGATAATCCTTGGGGAAAGGTTTATTCAATGAGCAATCAAACAGTAGTTGGAGATTGGAATCCTGCTAATGTTTTGAGTTTGACCGCAAAATCTGGTTTTGAGACAGAACTCCAGGAGTATCTGGCATTTCTAAAAGGTTATGATCCTAATAAACCCTGGTGGACGACTAGAGATGAGACTCCAGTAAGAGTTACTGGTAATGGTACAAGTAAAAAAGCAAATAAGTTAGGTGGTATCTTATATCCCGTAAAGTCTTGGAAGTGGGGTGGAGACAGAACTAGAGACGATTTATTTGAAGAGGTTGAATTTGAAGTTTATGGGCAAGGATCATATAAAAACAGACAGATTTATTTCCAGTTTGAAGCAGAGGATGGATCTCATCAATTCAGAGTTAAAGGTGTTACTCACCAACAAAGAAGTGGTAAGAGAAGAACTCAATTGGTATCTCTTAAAGCAAACACAACCTACATTGTTACATCTAATGTAAGAAAGAAAACAGTAGATCCAGGTAACAGGAAACTAGAACAGGGTCTCATAGAAGAATCGGGTAGAAATCCAAGAGAGATAGGTGGACAAAAAGCAGTTGGACAAAAGTCCAAAGCTATCTTTGCTGATGTTGTTGGGTCGGCAAATGATAATGATGACATTCAAGTAACTGCTAATATTGGTAGTTTTAAGGCAGGTGAAAGAACTGGCATTAAGTTTGATGATTCTGGAATTCAGAATAAACAAATTAGATTAAAAAAATCTATTGATAAACTTCGTTCTAAAAGAACAACTTTAAAAGATCAGTTGAAACAACTACAAAATATAGGAAATAGTGAATCTATAATAGTAAAGACACTTAAAGAATCACTAGTTACTAATACAACAGAATACGCAGAAAAACTAAAACAACTAAGAGAATTAAGAAAAAAACGTAGAGAGATTGACAAGAACGAAAACAATAAATTCAAAAGAGGTACTTTTGATTTAACTTATCGTCTCAACAGAAGAAAGGAAATAACTTTTACAGAGAAAGTTGAACCTAGTTTTATGAACAGGTATGCTGTTGCTCCACAGTATTCGTCAGATGAACCTGGATCGGATCGTGCTGGCAAACCTTATTCATTATTCTATAAAGAATATTTCCCCCATGATGGTGAGTATACCTTTAGAGGAGCTGCTGATAATGATGGTGAAGTCCTCTTGGATGGGGAAAAGGTTATGGATATCACTAATACCTTTAACCAAAAACCTGTAAGGGTAAAGAAGCATGTGAAAGAAGGTCTTCATGAGATCAGAATTGACCTATTAAATAGACCACAAACAAAATTTGTTACTGAAACTTTCACTGCCGATGGTGGAGATAAGACTAAGATTCGTGAGGTCAAGTTTAATGTTGTTGG